GAGGTAAATATAATGGCTTACATTATTCAGGAAATCCAGACCACAGGCGGCGTGCCTGCATTTCTCCCACAGGAAGCATACCAGACCAGAGAAGCGGCAGAGTCAGCGTTTTATCTCAAATGCGGCAGCGCTGTTATCTCCGCAGTTCCGGTGCATACGGTCATGATGTACACGGAAGAAGGTTTCGCAATCCCGGAGCTGACCAAGTGCTTCAAGCATGAGGTTCCTGCGGCAGCAGCGGAAGAATGATGTGGGTTATTATTGTCATGGCGCTGATCATGCTTTTCTGCATGGTCGGCGTGATGACTGTATTAGCTGATGCAATGGACTTTAATCCTGACTGGGAGGAAGAAATGCTTACTCAAGAGGAACTGGAAGAGCTTGCGAATGAGCTTTGGGAGCGAGAGTCATGACAGTTATTGAGAAGGCTGTGCAGTGGGCGATCAAAACAGCCAACGACAACAGCCACGGATACAGCCAGAACAGCCGGTGGGGGCCTGACTATGACTGCAGCAGTTTTGTGATCACTGCATACGAGCAGGCCGGCGTTCCGGTGAAGCAGGCAGGTGCCACGAACACAAGAAACATGTGGAATGCATTTGTTGCTTGTGGATTCAATGATGTGACCACACAGGTCGGTCTTTCCTCCGGTTATGGCATCGAGGCGGGCGATGTGCTACTGAATTATGCGGCACATACCTGTCTGGCGATTGGTGGGGGCAAGGTCGCAAATTGTAGAACAGACGAAGGCAATTCACAAACCGGAGACCAGAGCGGAAATGAAATCAGAATCCAGGGCTACTGGAACTATCCGTGGAATGCAGTACTCCGGTACAAAGGCGGCCCAGCAAATGACGGGCAAATAAAAGATGGCAGCAATTCAGGGGCTTCTCAGGAGAATCACAGCTGGAGCCCGAAAACTCTGCAAATGAGCAACGCATATTCGACGGACTGTGTAGTTCTCCAGGCACTGCTCAATGCACATCATTTCCCCTGCGGAAGCGTAGATGGGTTTTACGGGGCAAAGACACAGGCAGCAGTGAACAAGGCACAACAGTTTTATGGCCTTGAAGTTGATGGGATATGCGGAAAGAAAACATGGGACAAACTGTTGAAGAGGTGAGGACTTGTGACTGATGTGAAAGAGTTGGAAGATCGCATCAAGGACCTGGAAGAGAGAATGGCTCAGAAAGATGTGGAGTTTGCAGTAATTAACACAAAATTGACAGCCATTCTCTGGGGAGTAGGAGTAACAGGAACAGCCTTAATCGGCGTGCTGATTAAGATGGTATTTGGGGCATAAGGAGGAGATACAATGAACTTTGATACACTTGGAATTGTAGCAATCCCTGTGATTACGGTGATCTGTTTTTTGGCGGCAGAGGCAGTGAAAGTGACAGCGCTTGACAACAAATGGCTGCCCATTATCTGCGGCGGCTTCGGCGGCGTGCTGGGAGTCGTTGCCATGTATGTCATGCAGGAGTTTCCCGCAAACGATTTCCTGACAGCAATCGCAATCGGAATTGTGAGCGGCCTCGCCGCAACAGGAGCACATCAGGTTTACAAGCAGCTGACCAAGGAGGACTAAATGGCCTACCAGACAACCGGAACCATCACCGGGATGGATGTATTCCAGAGAGCAATCACAATCATGGACGAGCTCTCGGATGATGGGAAGTACAAACACGCTGACACGGATGAATACCGGCATCGCACGCTGGCAATTCTGAATGTGCTCCAGAACGAGCTGTATCCGTTCAGCGATACGTTCAAGAAGAATCAGGACTGGGGCAAAGGACGCAGGCCGGTGCTGCCGGCGCTGGAGGACCTCTACTCCGAGATCGACCTGGACGATTACTGCGCGGGCACGGTGCTTCCGTATGGACTGGTCGCGCACCTGCTGATGTCGGAAGACCCTGCCAACGCGAACTTCTGTCAGCAGCGCTACGACGAGCTGAAGATGCAGCTGATGCGGGGCATGCCTGCGGAGAGCGAAGACATCGTTGATGTATACGGAGGGCTCTGGCCGTACAACGAATTCGGAAGGTGGGATTGAGTCATGCCGAGAGGCAGACCAAGGAAGAACCCGATCACAGAAGCAGGAGGACCACCCAGACCGTATCGCACGCCGCAGGAACTGCAAAAGAAGATGGCGGAGTATTTCCAGTACTGCCAGGACGAGATGCGTGGCGTGTTTCCGGATGAGGCAGGCATGAGGATCTTCCTCGACATCGGCCACGCAAGCTACCGGAGCTATCTGGATGATCCGGAATACGAACGGGTGTTCGACTGGGCACAGGACATGCGGGAGAGCTGGGCATCCAGGCGGCTTGCGGATGATCCGAGAAGCGCACAGGCCTATCTGAACATTCTGAAGCAGCCGAGCAACGGGGGCTGGGTCGACCGCAGGACAGATACCGGAACCAAGGAACTAGAGATCAAGGTCGCCGGAGTCGGTGGAGTTGATGCATTCAAATGAGTGAGAAGCAGAGCGCGAAACGAAAACATATCGTCTGGGACCCAGGTGAGGCGAACCCGAAGCAGCTGCTGTTCTATCAGGCGCGGACGATGTTTGTGGCCTACGGCGGCGCCAAGGGCGGCGGCAAAACCCATGCCGTTAGAACCAAGGCCTTCGGCGGAGCACTGATGAATCCGGGGATTCGCATCCTGATCATGCGTCAGACGTATCCGGCATTGGAGGAAAACCACATCCGGCCCATGCGGAAGATGGCGTCAAAGACCGGAGCTGCGACCTACAACGGCACCTCGCACATGCTGACCTTTGTCAACGGCTCGACCATCCGATTCGGACACTGGTCCGGCGAGGACAGCGAGGACGAATATCAGGGCCAGGAATATGACTGGGTGTTCATCGACGAGGCGACGCAGTTCTCCGAGCGCGCATTTAACTACCTCGGCGGTCTGCTTCGTGGCGCGAGTCCGATCCCGAAGCGGATGTACCTTACCTGCAACCCGGGCGGCGTCGGGCATAACTGGGTGAAGCGCCTGTTCATTGACAGGGATTACCGGCAGAACATGTCGAATCCGGAAGAGAACGAGAATCCGGAAGACTACACGTTCATCTTCGCCACGGTGGACGACAACACCCACATGCTTGAGCATTCTCCGAACTACCTGCGCAACCTCGCACAGATGCCGGAGGACCTGCGGAGGGCGTACCGTTACGGTGACTGGGACAGCCTGGGCGGCGGATACTTCAAGGAGTTCAAAAGCACCACGCACATCATGCCTGCCTTCCGTATTCCGGAACACTGGAAGCGGTACAGGGGATTTGACTATGGTTTGGACATGTTCGCCTGTATCTGGTGGGCGGTCGATAGCGACGGGCGCTGCTGGGCGTATCGGGAAGTAGAGAAGAAGAACCTTGTCATTCAAGACGCAACCAAGCTCTGCCTCCAGAACAGCCCGCCGAACGAACGGATTGAAGCGACGTTCGCACCCTGGGATATGTGGAGCAGAACCAAGGAGACCGGCAAGACGATGGCGGAGAACTTCCTGATCAACGGCCTGCCGATCATCCAGAGCCCGAGAGACCGTGTGCAGGGCCACATGGCGATGAAGACCATGATGGCACCGATGCCGCTGAAAGACCCGTATGTAAAGAGCATGTTTCCGGAAGGGCAGGCGCCGGCAGTGTTGCCCGGGCTCATGATGTTTGCCGACCTCACCAAGGTCATCAAGGACATTCAGGAGATTCAGGCAGACGAGAAGAACGTCAACGACTGCTCGAAGGTTCCGCACGAAATCACACACACGGTGGACGCGGCGAGAGCATTCTGCGCAAGCCGGATCATCATCACAGAAGAGCCGGTCGAAACAAAGCGCAAATGCTATGAAGATATGCTCGAAGGCAGAGAGGAAAACTACGAGGAATTCATGTGCGGCGGCGAGCCGACAGACAATTACCTCGGTGTGGCATGAAAAGGAGGTACGATGGAGGAGTATTTCATTTTGGCAATTTGCGGGCTCACCCTCGCGTTTTCCGTTGCGACGGCATGTTATGTCAGCAAGATTGCAAAAATCGCTACACGTGCGTTAAACACGGCCATGCACGCAAACTCCAAAGGGGAGATGAATGAAATCCGGATTCAGAAGCTCCAGGAGCTGATTCCGGAGGACATCAAGGAAGAGAGAACGCGCAGGAACGTCCTGATGAGTCAGATCAACGATGAGATGGAAAAGAGGCTGGAAGCGGAGCGGATGTGGAACGAGACCGTGAGCAGCATCTTGAACTACAATGTCAACATCGCCAAGGGCGGGGAGAAGACCAATGGATGAAAAAAGCCTCGGCCTGTTCAACGGCAAGGACGTGCCGAACGTTGAATGGGGCTGGGAAAACTATGAGAAGAGCGTTGCTTATAATACGAGGATCAATCTGCCGGAGACAGTAAAGTCAAACGAGAACTTCTATATAGGCAAGCAGTGGGAAGGCATCGTGGCAAATGGACTGCCGACGCCGCAGTACAACTTCCTCAAGCGCGTGACAGGACACACGGTTGCATCGATCCTCGGCGACGATGTACGGCTGATGGCATCACCGCTGGAGGCAGCACCGAATGAGGATGGCCTGATCGATTCGGTTCGGATTATCAATGAAGAGTTCGTGCGGATCATGAAGCAGGTCCGGTTCTCCAGACTTCAGAAAATCTTTTGCAGAGACGCTGCGGTGCGCGGCGACTCCTGCACGTATACCTGGTTCGATGCTGATGCACCGGCAGGGAACGGCGTAAAGGGCAGAATCCGCACGGAGATTGTGAAGAATACCAGAATGTTCTTCGGGAACCCGAGCGATTCCTCGGTGCAGACACAGCCATGGATTATGATGGAGAAGCGGGAGATGCTCCGCGATGCCAAGAAGAAAGCGAAAGAGAACGGCATCGAGAACTGGGACGACATCAAACCGGACGACGGCATCAACATGGACTCTGTCGATCAGGCGAAGCGCCTTGACGGGCAGACAACCTGCGTCACGCTGATGTGGAAGAATGATGACGGGATTGTCTGGGCTTATGAGTTTACCGAGAAAGTCGAGCTTCGCAAGCCGTACAATACACGACTCCGGCTGTACCCGATCACCTGGCTGAGCTGGGACTATGTGGACGACAGCTATCACGGTCAGGCGATGCTCACCGGCCTGCTGCCGAACCAGGTATTTGTCAACAAGATGTGGGCGATGAGCTCACTGAACCTGTACCGGTCGGCGTTCGGCAAATACGTTTACGACAAGACCAAGATTGCACACATCGACAACAGGGTCGGCGCTGCAATTCCGGTGCAGGGGAATGTGGACGGTGCTATTAAGGCGATTGACCCGCCTGCCATTCACCCGCAGGTCTTCCAATATATTGAAGCTGCCATTACGCTGACACAGGAAACTCTCGGCGCGACTGAAGCAGCGCTTGGCGAGGGCAAGGCGTACAACACCAGTGCCATCCTGTCGCTGCAAAAGGCCAGTGCAACACCGCACGCTGTCACACAGCAGAACATCTATGATCAGGACGAGGACCAGGGCAGAATCTGGCTGGAGTTCATGACCATGTACTATGGCAAGCGCACGGTCGACATGCCGATCACGGATGAGATGCGGGCCATGCTGGAGCAGGCAAACCAGCTTGCGATGGAAGCAGGCGGGCAGCCGCAGGACATTCCGGACATGGTGCCGGTCGAGTTTGACTTCAGCACGCTGAAAGACCATGAATTCAACATCCGGATTGACGCGGGCGGCAGTTCCTACTACAGCGAGATCGCATCCTTGCAGACTCTGGATAATCTGCTTCTGAACGGATTCATCACGCCGATTCAGTACCTTGAGCGCATTCCGGACGGCAACATCACCGGACGCAGACAGCTGATCGAGGAGCTGAAGGCGGACATGAAGAAGCAGGAAGAGATGCAGATGGCACAGCTTCAACAGCAGATGGGCGCGATTCCTCCGCCGGAGCAGGCAGCGCCGGGAGGAACTGGAGAGATTGCGGAGACAGATGCCAGAGAAGAGCAGAGAAGCACAGGATTCAGGGAACTCGGCGAGGCGCTTCGGGCAATAGGAGGATAAACCATGAGCTATGTAGGAAAAGTTGATCTGGACGGGACTCAGCATCTGGTAGCAAACACTCTGTATGGAACCTGTTCGTCCAATGCATCAG